GTAACTGGCGGCACACCTATTATACGCCCGTTATTGCCGGTGGCCTAGCGGGTAGCGCACATATTCGTCCTCGGTTGGTTGCGCCGCCCCACGCGGTATGTTGGAACCAAACTTCTGCATTTTCCCGAGCGCACCTTCCATGTCCGGATTCAAGAAGTGCATGCCCTTGCCGATGTTACTGGACGAATATCCACGAGCACCGCGAGCGGCAAGGATAGCCGCAAGAGGTGCAACACCGAGTGTGAGAAGTGTGCGTTCCGCCATTGTCAAGGATTCACCGTCCTTGTCCATCAGTCGTGGACCGTAGTAACCCAGCGCTCCGGCACCAGCGGAACCACCCATCAGGTAAGGGATGACACCCATACCGTTACCACCGATGTCACCAGAGCGACCGGTCATCTTTGCAAGGTCACGAACCTGTTGAATACGAGCTTGTTCAGCAGCATCAAACACCGCTTCACCGGAATGACCATGCTTGGTCGTGTGCTTAAGCAAAACCGAGTTGCCGAGTCCGTCAATGTCAGGACTAACTGCGTCATCGGTCATCTTGTTTATAAGAGCAGACTTCATCGCCAGCTTGCCTTCCGGCGAAGTCATGTCAGCAATGTCGCCAGCGATACTTGTTTCACGTGACGGGAAGATTTTGTCAACCACTGTAGCCGGGTCGACGCCACGACGATCTTCGTCCAACAAGGCCATTTTCTTGACCAACGGAGTCTTGGAAGCTAGACGGCCCGGATCACGATAAGGCATCACATTGTCGTTGAAGAAGCCTCTAGCATCTTTCCAAGCGTCGTTGATAGCCGAGTTCTGCGGAGCAGTGCCCCAAGTGTCAAGGTCTCGGTCAAACGCGCCAAAGATTTTACCAGCATGGTTCACGGACATCGCGTCCAAACCTTCCGGAAGCGTACCGTTACGATGACCAGTATTCAGCTTTTCCCACCAAGCGCCGAGACGTTTACGAAGAAACTGTGCGTCCTCGAAGCTCAATTCTTGGTCGTACTTGAACGGCTGCATGTTCTTCGGGTTGATAATCAGACCAGGTTGAGGACCAGTATCGCGATCGAGACCAAGCACTTTTCGCATAAATGGGTCATGTTGGAACTCTCCGAACAGCTTCGGGTACGCTGCCTCGGCATCCTGAGCAGCTTGATACGTCTCCATAGGCTTGATCTTCGTGACATTTGGGTCACTTTTTGCCATGTTACCGACGGTTTTGAACTTCGTACCGGCTGCGGTTTTCGCGTTAAGGTACTCGTTTTTCACGCCTTCGGAGATTGTTGCTCCTTCGGCACCCGGATTTGGCGTCGCAAACTGACCGCGAAGATCGTCAACGACGCCGCGCATAGCGTCTTGTTGACGCTGCATATCCGCACGACGACCACTAGGCGCACTTTGAAGCATGTCTTCTGTACGTCGCCAGCCGCTTGTCGGGTCAATATCACCGATCGTAACAGGCACATCGTTCTCTTTCGCGAGGTCGTACAAGCGACGATGCTCAGGATTCTTCCAGTTGCCCTTGAAGGCGTTTACGGATTTACCGACCGTATTACCGATTCGGTCTCCGACAAACTTACCGCCCATCGCGGCGACACTGCCCAACCCCACGTTCGCCGCTTCAACCCCGAGTCCTTCTTCGCTCGTTGTAGGAGTTGCCGATCCTTGTGCCGCGCCGATACCAGCGGTCGACTTGTAACCGCTGAGATTCACATTGACAGGAGCTTTTCTGAAAGGCACCTTAAGAGCAGCCATTCCAGACAGAGGAGCAGTTGCCACAACATCGGGAATCATATAACCGAGCATAGCTGGCGTCTGTTCCATAAGGTCTTGGTCACGGACACGAGCAAAGTCGATGTCTTCTTGTGCGCCTTCTTGACCTGTTAGCTGCCGAACGCGATCACCGACGTCACTAAAACGCTTACCTGCGCCAGCGAGGAACTGAGCCGTACCTTCGCCAATAGGGATACCTGTGTCGTAGTCATGGAAACCTTTCTCTTTATTGTACGAGGCGACCTTCAGTGTGGAGCCGCCCTCGAAAGGTCGTTCCTTCTTCGGATTCTCGTCAGGGTCTTCCATCGTCGGGCGCTTGTGACCATCCTTGACAGCTCGCATAGCTTGACCAAGGACAGCTTGAGAAGAGTCATCGCCAAACATGTCCCCGATGGTAGGACGCTTAAACCCAGCCATTATTTCTTACTCCGTTGACGGTCCTTGTATTCTGCTTCCAGTGAACGCCAGTCATTGACCGCGTCGGCCTTGGTAGCAGTCGGATTCTGTTTCATGTAGCTGTCGATATACTGACTACGGAAGATCAAGCGACCACCGTATTCCTGTGTCAGCGGGTCGTCCTTGAACTCGCTTGTCCACTTGTCCTTGACACCGATCGGCAGACCATTGTTCGAGGACTTGACACCAGCGGAGTATTCCTGTATTTCCATCTTGCGAAGGGCGCGTTCCTTACCGACGTTGATGGCGTAGTTCCACACCTTGTCAGGGTCGGTAGTCTTGGCGAACTCGTTCTTGATACGTAGTTCGTCGGACAGAGTTTGCACACCCTTTTCACCACGAAGCGCAGCATTCGTCATCTGGGAAACAATGACGTTCGCCTGACGGTTCTTGATGGCATCCGCGATCATCGGAGAGTTCGGGTCAAGACCAAGTGCTTGCAGACCAAGGCCGATAGAACCTTGCACGTTCGCCAGAGCGTTCGTGTTCGGTTTGATCTTACCGAGATTGGTCAGTGCGTCATACTGTTCCTTGGCAGCAAGAGCCGTGGTCGAGATTTCCTCGGCTTCCTTGGCGTAAGCTGTACCCATCGCCGACGCTGTCGACTGCTGCATCTTCGACTGAACAGTGTTGCGCGGTGGCAATTCAGGAATCGGAGGCAGGGAAGGTTTCACTTGCGGCATGGCAACGGGCGGTACAGCGGGGGCTGGTGCCTGCGGCAAAGGGGCCGGGGGCACGTTCGGCGGCATAGAGGCTGCATTTGCCGGTGCGGGGGTAGGGGTAGGGGTAGGTATAGGCGCGTTTGCCTTTAACGGGTCGATACCGATACGAAGGAGCTCTTTCCGGAGTTCCGCCATGTTACGAAGGGCTTCGTTGTATTGGTCACTGGTCGTGTCACCAGAATAGTTGTCAGCTTTCTGCCGGTTGATTGCGTATTCTTGTTGAAGAATAACGGCTTGATCAGCGTGAACGGGGTTCTTCGGTTGTTGCAACGGAGTCGACGGTAACGGAGCAGATTCACCGGGGGCAGCTTGAACGCCGGGAGCCGGAGCAACATTGGTTGGGGCCGGAGTGACTGCGGGAACAGGGGGAACGTCAGGAATACCGCGAGGACCAGTCGGCTGCGAGGACCAGTTGTTCAGGTAGTTCTGCATTCCGCGATTGGCGTAGTCCTCGATGAACTTACCGATCTCAGCAGGGGTCTTTCCTTCGAAGCTCGGACCCTTGGACATCTGAGCCGCTTCATTACGAAGACCGTTATAGACAGTCTTCAGCACTTCAGGAGAAGGCTGCTTACCTACACCGGATTTCATCAATGAACCAATACCGCTGAATTCTTTGTCTGCCTGTGTCTCGTCGTACTTGGCGTCCTCGTAGCCCAGCTTCTCCGCACCAACATTGTTCGCCATCTTCTTAGCGTTCATGTCTTTGATCATGGCTCCACCGGCACCGATACCAGAGGCTAGCGCAGCGATAGGAGAAGTCTTACCGATGTTGCTGACCCACGTATAGGCGCTTTCCTCAGTCGGAGTGTAGTTACCGTAAGGATCAGCTCGCATAGCATCCTGTACGCGACCGAGGGCGCTCTTACGCGCATCCGTCAATTGAGTCATCTGATCAGGTTGGTGAACACGTGACAGAAGTAACTGCTGAAGAGCCGCAGGAACGTTTTGCGATTGAGTAGCCGAGTTAAGATCCACAGGTTCCATCATTATTCCTTAAACAGCCGGTGCAGCATTAGGGTCAGTTGTACCGCCAGTTCCACCGATACCCAACATACCTAGGATAGACTGTAGTGTACCATCAGTTGCCCCGGTGTTGGCGGCTGTCAGTGCCATCGCCAGTTTTTGCAGGGCTGGAATGTCAGCTTGTTCGGTACTGACAGAACTCGGCGAGCTCGGACGAATATTGCCAGTGACCTGACCCATCGTACCGAGGGCGGAAACAGGGAAGTTCGCCTTCTGCATCCAGTTAGTGAAGTCCTGCTGACCAGCATTGATACCCTGCTGCGTCCAGTCCTTGTACTGAGTATTCGCCGTGTTGTTGGCGTTCATGAACATAGTGCTCAAGGCACCGTTCAGAGAAGTCTGGTTATCACGGATTGCGCGATCGTTAAAGTCAGCGTTACGGCTAGACCCGAACTGACCGGCACCAGTAAAAGTAGAATTGACTTGAGGAAGGACATTTTCGGTCAGGTTCTGGTTGGACAGACGAGTAACTTCCTGAGCCGCGCCTTGAGTGTACGGGTTCATGAAGGTTTGCTGCTGAGTCGGATTGTACTGAGCTACCTGACCCAGCGGCCCCTGACCGGGTGCTTGGTCGTACCAGTTACCCATGACACTGTTCAGGTATCCATTGGTACCCAACATGTCCTGGACGCCGCCAGCAACGGAGGCACCTGTGTCCGAATAATACTGCGGTTGAGTGTAGTTGACAGTTGAGCCAGCGGTAGGGACGACATCGGCCATTATTTTGCTCCTGCGAGGTAAGCCAGAGGCGACTTGGCCTTCGGCGGAATTTTGTCGGCCGGAGCCGAACGCTTGTGTTTGCGAACCTGCTGACGCATACCGTCAAGGACTTTGGCCCCTGCGTCAGTGTTGCCGTCACCCAATGCCGAAACAGTGTCAGCGTCAAAGACGTACTCACCGCCAGCGGCTGCGACAGGGATCACGTCTTCTTGACCCTTTGTGTGAGCTTTCAGCAAGCCCAATGCGCCGATAGAGGTTTTGTTCGGCCCGTTTTGTACGCGACCACCGTCAGCTTTAGACTGAGGACGTACCCACGACATAGCCGTAGTTCCTCTATTATCAATCGGTGCCGGAGATTTGACACCCTTAGTCAAGAACGGAGCAATCATGTTCAACAGGGAAAGAGCGTTCTTCGTACCTTGTTGAAGAGGCGTGGTCTGTTGCTTGGGTTGAGAACCTCCTCCACCTGAACCGCCGCCAGTGGATGCTTTACCCGCTTGCGAGGCCGCTTGCGATGCGGCATTAGCTTGTTCAGGAGTCAGCATACCAGCGTCTTTATAGGACTGATACTGACCGTTGGCGTCGACATAACCTAACGGTTTTCCGTCAGCACCGTTTATGATAACACTACCGTCAGGCGTCAGTGAATTCTGAGAATTAAGATACTCAGGGGGACCAGCTGGATTGACGGCACTAAGAGGAGTATCGCTGGATAGAAACGAAGGTGGACCATAAGCGCCTGTATAGTCACCCAAGGTCGTGGAAGAGGTATCAGTAGTGGGAAACAACGAAGTGTAGTCCGGCGTAGCTCCGAATAGAGACGAGTAGTCCATGCCACCAGTCGGGTCGCCGAACATTGAACTAAAGTCAACACCCCCTAGTGATCCGACCAGAGAAGAGAAGTCAAACAAAGATGGGTCGATATTGCTCATACTCGTGTCTGCTGATCCAGCCCAAGGATCAGTATAGAAACCAGTCATATCGATAGGGTTGCCGTTTTCGTCCATTTTATTCTTCCTTTATGTCGGCATCGTGCTGCCAAAGCTGTTTAGATAATTGTTCATTTGCTGATCGATAGCTGTCTGAGGATCAGTGATTCCATTGTTAGCCATATACTGTTGAAGACCATGTGTCTTCATATAAGTCAGATCACCTTGCATAGCGCGACCAATGTGAGTATTAGCGCCTTGAACAGCTTTACTGGCCAACTGACTCAATGCTCCGGAATTGATATTCTTCAAGTTAGCCGGATTAGCTAGATAGCTAGCTAGCTCAGACAAAGCGCCCTTACTTGACCCGGTCTTAGCAACACTTCCAGCAAAATCAAACCCAAAAGCGTTCTTAAGAGCATCATAGTAGTTATTCTGAGCCGCGTGATATTGATCAACCGTAGTACTAGGCGAGTATTGGACAGACTCTTGGAGCATACTAAGCATCGGGTTAAGCTGATCTGCCGTGTAACCGAATGCTTTCGGATCTTTCAAGTAGCCTGCTAGGTTCTGTACAGCAGCATTAGTCGCCGCTGATTCAGCATGAGCATCCCCGCCCCAGGAACCGTTACCGCCTTGCATTGCGGAATAGTACTTCTGGAAATCTTCGTAAGGAGTTTTAATTGTTCCGGGACTTTGAGGAGTAAATGACCCGGGAGTGTAATAGGGGTCTTGATACGAAGGATCATTGACTTTATTAAACGCAGCATAGTCAGCGTCGGTCTGAGGTCCGTTCGGGTGAGCCGCAAGCCATTGATCAATCGCCGACTGGTTCGGGTTGGACGAAGCCTTAGCGGTAGAGTTCGGGTTGTACCAGTTGCCTTGAGCATCTTGAGAGAACTTAGCAAGCTGGTCCGCATGATATTGGCCAATCAGAGACTGGTCATTCGCGTTCGTAGTGCTTGGTACATCAGTCACTTGCGGATTTGTGCCGTTGGCTATCTTCCAGAACTCAGAAGTGGGGTCAGCTTTCGGGGCTTCCTTGACTATTTGCTGAGCTGCGTATTCCTGTGTCGCGGCGGCGTTCGCATTGTACCAGTTGCCTTGAGCGTCCTGTACAAGTTTCAGTTGCGGAGCATTGGGGTCAGCAGGAGCTGCCTTCGGTTGGTTCGCCAGTGCGTCTTTTTGCTGTTGACTGAGGATACCATTATTCACATAAGACAACATAGCAGCGGCGTTAGCGTTTGACCAGTTGCCGTTGGCGTCCTGTACAAGTTTCACCTCTGGTGCACCAGCATAAGGCGTGTAGCTGGCATACATGCCAGTACCCGGCGCAGCCTGCGCTTGCGGTGTAACGCCGAGCTGGCTATTGGCCCAGTAGTCTACCTGCGGCGCTGGAGCGTTACCTTGTGCTTGCCAGAGGTTTTGCTCAGCTTGGCTCTGCGTGAACTGCATGTCTGCGCTGGCTTTGGTGGTCAGATCACTGATACCGTTGATGTCACGAGTTACCCAGTTGGGGTCTATCGCAGCCATCTTAGCTACGAGGTCTGGGTTCCCTTTCATCAGGTACTGGGCGTAGTCATTTGCCGCCATCGGATCTTGACTGACCCCCGGTTGATAGCCCCCAACCTGAGGAGCAACTTGCTGAAGAGGCGACTGCGGCAGAGATGAAACTGAGTTCGCGCCCTTAGTTGGGTCAATACCAGTCTGATTAGCGCGTACTTGCCAAAGTTCTGTGGGATTGTCGTACAGTGACACGGGTTATCCTCGGACGTCACCTACATCAAGGTGCATGATGATTTTACCGGCTTCATAACTACCGCCGAGGGTATTGGAAGTAAATCGCAAGCGTATTGCACGTCGCTGTTCCTTGAGGTCTATTTTACCTGTTTGCGGCCCAAAAGTAAATGCTTCACTTGTTTTTGTTGGCGCTTGTGCATACTCATTACCCAGCACCTCCACGGTCATGTCACCCTTCTGTACGAAGTCGGGTTCAAGGCGGGTGATACGTGTCCAGCGATTAGCACCGACGTTCTTTTCAGAGTCACTACCGCCAGTTGGGAAGCCGAAGTCAGCAGTCTCAAAGAAACTGGGGATAGCCGAAGCCGATTCTCCATCAATTTTGTCGTATCCAACCTCATGTATCCAGGCTTTAGAAGTACCGTCACTCTGAAGTTCAAACCAGACTGGTTTAGGAAATACCTTCGAGGCTACTCCACTAGTCCGGTTAATCTCAGTATCATACCAACAATTTAGACGAGTATTGTAGATGACTGCGTGATTACACTCTTCTGAGTCACCTTTAGGGAAGTGCCACCAAATCTCGCCGTACCGAGTATTCTTAGTGGCCCACACTTTCTGACGCTGCACCATGTTCAGGTTATCAAAGAAGAAGTTCTGGTTGGTGTTATTTACCATTTCTTTGACAGTACCATCATACATCAAGAATCGGTCAACACCGGGCCAGTAGTACTTGCCGTCGTACTCGATGATGCCCTGTGAGCTGAGTACGGTGGTCTCGGAGGAGATGGGGTCGAACTTGAAGATTGCCGTACCACCAATATAGTACATTCGGTACAGTGAATCTAGCGACCAGAGAAGAGCAGCGGGAGATTGGCCCCCTCCTCGTAGAGGTAACCCTTTGATAATCTTAGATCCAGTGATACGGGACGTACCGGCAGAACCAGTCAGGAAATTGCGAGGTTCATTCTCGTTAGACCATTTTACTTGGCCGTCCGAGCCATAAAGCACTAAGAACGGGGCGATACACACTAATCCACCAGAGATACTAGTGGTTTCAACCGGCAAGGCTGTAAAGTCGTCTAAGTATCCGCCGTACAGAACAGACGTAGCGTAATACACGACTGAGGTTTCATCGTTATCAATATTCAGAAGGTTCTTTCCTGGGTGGGCGAAGATTAGTGTCTTATCACTACCGGCTGCAGAGTCATACATACTGTCGACTTGCCACAGGTAGTCCGGTCTAGGCCTCAGTGATACCCCATTAAACTGCCTATTGATCACAGAACTACCTGCTCCGGCGTAGTCCACCGATATCTGTTGCATATACTCGGCGTCGGAGAAGGACATAATATGCGTGTATCCGCCACGAGACCAAGTGTAGCTACCTCGGGTCGGGCCGTCAAGAGTCACGCTAATAGAGCGATAACCGCCCATCTTCTTAGGGCGCCCCTGCTCGCGTTGAAAGCGAACCCACTGACCGTCGTTGTACTGACTAGCGTCAATACTCGTACCATCCCGCCGGATGCCGGGTTGATTGACAATTAGGAAGGTTTTTTCGTCAGACATTATAGTTGATATCCGATAGTGAAGTTGGTCAATGGCGGATTACCGGGTAACGCATAATGATAGAATGTACCAAGCGTTGTACCTACCTGAACTGATGTTATGTCACCCGGAAAGTCAAAAAGCATCCCGGAAGCTATGTTAGTAGTGTGACCCGTACGAGCATATGTTTGAAGCTCTACCCACCAATCATTAGCCCCAACTCTTATTCTAGACAGTCTTATGTGTCCAAATTCAGCCTCAACAGTACCACCGATGGGTTTTAGTGACAGTCTATCCAATGTACCAAAGCCTGAAGCATCAACAGTGGCGTATGTAATAGTATTAGGGTATAAGCCTACTCCTAGTTGAGCCCCCCCATTAACACCGTAACCTGAACTTATAATAGTAGGGGGACTACCGCACCCGAATCTAACGTATATATTAGCCCCGGAGCTGGTGGAGTAGAGCTTATAGAAGTATAGGTCAATGATTTTGCAGCCGGCCGGAATCACATTAGCGAAAGTCGTGACCGTAGAGCCGTCTGGTACATCGTGTTTCGAGGACTCCAGCGTATAACCAGAGGTGACAATGTTCCCAGAACCAAGAAGCGAAGACCCGTTCAGGGTCTTGATATTTGTACCGGATACGAGAGGGGTTTGGTAATCGGTACCTGCTATCAGAGGAGTCTGGTAGTCAGTACCTGCTATCAGAGGAGTCTGGTAATCGGTATGGGCGACCGCTGCCACCACACTTCCACCAGCACCCTTTAGCATACCCGTAACGTCAGTTTTGTCCTTGGTCGACACCGCTGACTGATTATCAGGGTGGTGATGCAGGAAGCACTCACCGTTTCCGGTGAGCTGGGATACCTGTTCGTCGCTGAGGCGGTCATCAGTCATTAGGAGGTAGAACCCTTGATGACGGCGAAGTTGATATTGATCACCTGAGAGAGTGAACCCGCCGATACATTTTTAATAGTGATATACGCCCCACCGGACTTAGAAGTAGCCCAGATATTATACGATAACTCACTTATGCCCGAGGGGTCAGCCGTGACAACTATAACGTCGTTTATCTCTGCAGCAGAGTTATTCAACACAAAACTGATGGATGCGCCTGCTGCGAGTGCGTCAGCGGCTGTTGTTATCTTACCAGTCGACTTATTAAGCGTGACCGCAGTAGCCTTACTCGTAGCCTGAGTTACCGTGCCACCTGAACCAGTGGTGAAACCCAAAGACGAGGTACCTCCGGAACCGTTCAACAACAGGTCTTTACCCACTGCAAAAGACCCCGTGTTATCCATAGCAAGGCATGCAAATGCCGCACCAGGATAACGAATGTCTAGTGTTGTTCCCAGCGACCCGAGGTTAAAAGCCTTGGTGTGAACCGTGCTATCTTTGGTAACATCAAGATAGACTTCGCTAGACGAGAGTCCAGGAAGTAGCTGGATACCAGTAGATCCATTGTACCCGACCGTGATAGAACCATATCCAACATTCAAACTACCTTGAGTCCAGATACCTGTAAGCGGATCACGACCTAAATCCAAATTACCCGACATAGTATGCTGATAGGCACCTGATGAGAAGTCCGAACGGTAACGCTCTGTCCCGTTAACAACCTGACCTAGTGTCCCCGGAGCCACAAGGTACCAACCCGTGTTCGTGCTCGCTGAGAACTTCATAGACAGCGCACCTAGGGTGCCAGAAGGTAGCGTGATATTACTTGCGTATGATGAACTCAGGGCCACGAACATATTAACCCCGTCACATACTACAATAACTGAATCACCGTGAGCTACAGGCACCGAAGAGCCGCTAGCCGTCTTCACATATACCGCGTAGGTGGTCAATGAAGACGATAGGTAATAGACACTAGATACAGAAGGGAAAATTACGTTCGTATCCCCGACAGGAGACCCGCTAAAGTTGATAATCTTGTTAGCAATGTCGGTAGAACTTAGATTAGCATCAGTACCTGGACCGAAACCCGTCAGGCTCTTGTTTAGACGCGTAAAGGCAAAAGTGGCGGTGCGCCCGTACCCTACCGTAACCCAACCAGCGGCACCAGCAACTAGCATGAGAGACTCACCCGGTACCAAGGTAGCCTGATCTATAGTTTCAGCGCCCTGCGGAACGAATGTAACTGTACCAGAACCATTATTCTTCACTAGCGCGGAGAAACCGTTGACCGCTGTAGCTAGTGTCGGAAGTGTGCAGTTGACCGAACCGCCAGTGAAGACCAGAGTGTTGGCACGGTTCGCGGAGGTGATCGTGTATGCGGCAGAAGTCGTAACTACCGGATGACTGTCGTTCAGGGTAGCGCCGATCGCCAGCAGACCAAGACCTTGGAGCGTGGTAGCGTCAGCCGCCGACGTACCCGTACCGAAGGTGAGCACTGACCATACACCAGCGACCGTCGTGTTGTCGCTGGTGTAGAACAGCTTGGCTACACCCGCAGCGACCGTGCCGAGCGTTGCGCCCACGGCACTGAGTACAGTGAAGGTATTCGCCCCGACGTTGCGAATGAGCGTAGACTCGCCGATGGAGACCTGATTAGCAGGGGGCATCGTGATGCTACGACCTGCGGTCGTACTGAACTCCATGATGTCCGCCACTTGATAGGCGGAGTCGGAGGAGTTGTACGCCCAGAAGAAAGTCTGGTCTGCCGTGAGCGAGAACGTAGCGAGTTTGCTCTCAGAGCTGGGGACAGTCGCCGATCCGAAAACTTCAGTGAATGACATAAAAACCTTTCAAAATAAGCGACTGTTGAATCAAAATTATAATCCCCGTGAAGAGATGAGCGGGTTATTGGTCGCGGGGATTAGAAAACCCGTGTGGTCGGTGCGCTAAGCTGCTTCCAACTACCTGCGGCATTTGTGGAGTCACAGACGCACAGGTTATTCGCAAGAATATCTGTGGCTGAGCCGGTTCCGGTATTGATCGATGCTTTTGCAATCTGCCCGGAATTTCTTGTCAATGCCGCGAGTGATACCGGGCAGGTTCCGTCAGGGTTGTACATCGACACGTTGCCGCTCAAATTTTGGAAGATCGTCGTTGCCTTCATCCCAGAAATATAAAGGTTGATTGTCCCCGTAAGCGAGTAAAAATTGAATGCCGCACCAAGCGTCTTAAGGCCGTTAACTTTTACGTCGTATGACTGAGTTCCGGTAGCAATGATCGCAGCGGAGCTACCTGTCTCACCGTTGTAGTCGTTGATAACAATGAGGGGCGTGGCTGTAAAACTAGCTCCGTTTTCGTCGATCAAACCGCAATTCGCGCCGCAGGTAACGTTGTTGAATATCGCTTCACCGAGCGTTCCATCTGCACCGGCCAGCAGCTTGAACGTTCCAGAGCCAGTCTGCGTGTAATAACCCTGATTGAAAGTAAATGTGGTAACGCTTGCACCAGCGCCAATCTTGTACAGCACATTGCCGTTCACGTTATTACCACGACCTTGATTTACAGTGAAACTCTTGATGGCAAGATTTTTGATCGTGGAACCTAAGTTTCCGCCGCGACATACATCGTTCTGCGGCTTGTCGAGTATCAGGTTTCCAATTGATATTGTGACCGCTCCGCCAAGGTTATCCATAATCGGGAACCCGGCATTGGTCATGTGCAGCGTTTCGATAGAACCCGCCACAGTCACGTATCCAGACCCGACCGCGACTGTATTTGGACCCTCCCACAAAGTCGTTCCGGTCAGCGGAATAAGCGGGTCGTGCGGATTAACATCGCTCAATGTGACGACACCTCGCATGGCGTAAATCTGATTTGTTGCGCCAGCCGCTCCCGAGTTTCCATTTGGGTAGATCGCTATCGAGGATGTACGACCATTGCGGAAACGTATTCTTCGAGCGGTCGGGTTGATGATGTCTCCACCAACGTCAAACCCTGATCCGTACATGAACGGAAGGTAGATTGCGCCGTCGATGTTTTGAAAAATAACACCGTCGTCGCCTACGTGACCGCTAATATCTTCCACGACCATATTGACGCATGGGCCGTAGTTGTGAATACCGTCAGATTCGTTCGTGAAGGGGATGTTTTTAATTGAGCAGTTATATGTATCCTGCGTCATTATCCCGTACTTACGAAAATCAACGACGGACAGGCCAGATACGTGGCAGTTCAAGGCGCGACGCAGAATCATTCCGTGATCGGTCAGGGTCTGCGTCCAGGTAAATCCGCCTGATTTATAGTCGCCGTCGATTGTGCCATTACCGCAAATGGTGATATTCGCGTCAGCCTTCGCGCCGATCATGTAAGGGACAATCGAGCATGCAGAAGATACCGTTACCTGTATGCCTGCGGTAGCAAACGGTGATAGCGCAAGCTGACACGCGGCTGAAGTCAGTCCGGTCTTGATGACGTAGTAAATAGTGTTGTTTGAAAAACCAGTCGGCGGCGTTCCAACAATCTTCACGGGCTGACCGGGTGCGTAGTTCTGTGCATCCGTTGTAAACACGCCGGGGGTCGCCACCGTTTGACTTGCTGATGCTACCGCTAATGCTGCGGAAGGCGGCAGAGCGCCAGTTCCAAGCGATGACAAGCCGATGTTAAACGTTGCGTGAGTTTCGTCAGTTACTGCATCGACCTTCCAGATGTTGTTGTATACGTCGTTGCCATCGCCCTTGATCTGCAAATGCTCACCGACAGTCAGGCCGTGCGCTGCCTTGAATGCAACAGTAACGGCGATTATCCCGGTGCCGACCATAGCCGAAGTGATCGACTCAATCTCGACCGGGGTTGAATTGGCGTTTTTGTTGATGAAGATGGGGAAAGTCGCAACACCGCCAGGCCCACCTGGTACGGCTTTGATGTGCGTCCGGTCACCTGTTACAAGCAGTGTGTTGCTTTCCGGATACGCTGTCCTATCGACATAGACGGTGCCAACTGGCGATAGGCTGATCGGCCCTCGCTTAGCGAGAGCGGAGGCAATAATTTCGGAGTTGGCGGCGGCTGCACTCGGGTCATTGACTATCAGACCACCGATTTCGCGGAACGCTCTCAGGTATTCCCCGGAACCCGCCGAAATTTCAATCACCCCGGTGAGAGGATTAACTTTTGATCCGACCAGTGACTGATCACCCAGCTTTCCAGTGATATCGCCGTTAGCTTCTTCCCAGATTTCAAAGGTATTGCCCTCTATACGGTTGCGGAGCTGTGTGAGGAGTGTACGAACGCCCATGATTAGGTCGCCTTTCTATTGAGTGCCATATCAGCGATACGGAGTTGAGATTCATTAGCGACAGCAGCCATCGCCTCTTCGTAGTAACCCTTGTACTCTGCGGCTTTATCAGCCAGCTTCAACCAGATAGCGGCTTCTACCAGTGAGGCGAACAGAATCAGTTGCGGCGCATACTGCGTCGTCCAGTTAGTCTGGTTCGTCGTGCTCAGGGGTTCGGGGCGCTCGAAATACATCAGTTCAAATGCGTAGTTTTGATCGGGTGTGCCAGCAAGGAAATACCGTTCATAGCCGTAGTCGGCGTAGTATTCCGGTGCCGAGGTGCCTGCATCCCCATTATAAATCCGGCAGAAATCATAACCGCGTAGTTTGATGTATTGGGGCTTGCCAGCCAGCATATACCACAGGCTAGCCGTCTCACGCCAACGTGCAGGCTTCATAAGGATCGGGGAACCGGCCTGCATCGCTCCGTTGACAAGCCGCAGGTAGCCCAGCCCTCGGCACTTGGTCGCCATCTTGTTCTCCGCCATCATGACGAAGCGTGGTAGTTGAGCAACAAGGTTCTCGTCATCGCGCTCCAGATAACTCTGGAGGTCAGTGATCAACGAGTCATAGGTCAGTGCTTCGGCGCTCATTACAGGCTATCCGCGAGAATAAATAGCGCATCCATCTCAGCTGGAGTTTTACCAAGAGAAGCACCCATTGCTACAACCAGATCATCAGTACGGTTGAATTCACGAGCATACTGCCAGCCATCCTTGAGGTTTTGATCAATGGAGGCCGCAACGGCGTCTTCAACGGATTTACGAAGACCCAACTGATTCAACGCTTTTCGCATACCCCAAGCCGATACTACAGCAGGAATTACTTGAGGCTTGGGTGGGGGAGGAATGTAAGAGGCTTCGCACTGATCAACGATAGCGGCGTAATCGAATAGCTCCACCCCTAGATCGATACGAAGATCATTCATCTGATTTCCAGCATAGGAGCGACACTTTACTCGTACTCCACTAGTGTCTACCCACGCGGCTTCCATGGTGTTAGAGTCTGGATAGTGAATAAGGTATTGAAGTTTCATGTTCATAAGTCCGGGTTTATTAAATCTTCATCTGGGCGTGGGTGACGCAGTGCTATATTCTCAGTCTTACGCGCCGGCAGTTTCCACGGGTCTTTCTTATCGCAGCAAGGTTCACATACCATCAGTCCGGGCGAGTTACCATCCGGTCGCAGTTCGTCGTAACGCACCTTCAACTTACAACGGTCACAGACCGCTATAGCGACGACACCTTTCGAGGAGACTGGAATATACAGTGGCATTATCGTGTATAGACACCAATGCGAGGAGCGAAGTAGGTAGGAGCGGAATCCGTCTCACCAGCTTCAACCTCAATGACCATGGAAGCCGCCATCGCTTGAACTTCCTTGCGGCGATCAGGAGTCACTTCCGGAATCTCAAACGCCAGTCGTAGTGACCAGTGCCAAGTGATAGACTCAGCCCAGCGTGAAGGGAGCTCCAGTTCGTTGGTCAGCGAACCGACGTCCTGAATCTGGCGATAGCGGAAAAGGACAAAGTGACGAGTGTCGTCTTTCGGTACGGGCCAGACAGTCACTTGCGGGTTGACCAGTTTTTCGAAGTAGAAATTGGTAGACGTTTCCGACTGTGTGGTCTTGTTCGGTTGGTTCGCGTAGTCGTCACGGTTGAACTGTGACATAGCAATTTCGCGAACGCTGTCGGAAAGGAACAGGGCCGTACAAGTCCCAGAAGCGAATGACACACGGAAATAAGCGGAGGTCGCGCAGGGGTCAATGTCGTACCAGCCCCAAGCATTCACCTCAGGTAGATCAGTGATGACCTCGACAGGCGTGTAAGTGACACCGTCAACGGACTTTTCAAACGTAAAAGACGTTGTCGGAAGAACGGAGAATTTGACTCCGATACGGACTACACCTACAACGGAAGACAGGGCGGTAGCGAAGCTGGTCGCCATGACAGTGTTTGTACCCGACACACGGTTCGGGGTAGCCTGCATCATGTTCAGTATGTCGGTCGTACCGGCCGGAAGGATATAGGTCGCCTGACCGACAACGGTGGGAATGAGCTGCTTGTCAATACACCAGAGGTTGAGGCCTCGCGTGGAGAGGCTGGTGAGAAGCATGAACAGGGCTTCTTTGGCGGAGTCGATGAGCTCTGGAGTGATAGACACAGGCGAAATACCGCAACGAAGCACGGCTTTCTCTAGCATCTTCATTACGTTGATTCTGGTCCGACCAATAGTTCCTGAAGTTGCCATGTGCTTTACTCTCTTGTTGAGCTATTGGCATTATAGCAAAAAACCGCCCGAAGGCGGCTCTTTTTTACGTGAACATTACGTTCACGGTTCCGGTCACTACGATGAAGAGACCGTTGTTCGCTGCGATCCCGTTTCCACCAAAATGAATCACATCGCCTACGGCAAGCGTCTTGGTGAACAAGATATTACCGCTGGCAGCGGAAGCGTTGTCATAGATGGTGCAAGCACCCCCAGTGACAGTGGAGACAATACCGAACAGACCAGCCGGACCAGCCTTGATGACTTGACCAGCAGTCGCCGTAACGTTCGCGTAGCCAATTTTATTGGCACTCATTTCAGTTCACCTTCAGCGAGTAGACGAAGATGACGTTGGTGAGACCGACGGCGGTTTGTACGGCACCCAGCGCCAGACGAACGTAGATAGCTTCGTCAAGATGAGCGGAGTTGCGAACCAGAGCATTCATAGCCGTCAGTTGAGCGGCAGTGAAAGTCGGGCGAACACGAACGCCAGTGGTGACAGTTGTGGCCGAAGCCAATTCAGTACCGCCAGCAGCAGAGGTACCGATGGAAATTGCAGCAGAAGCCGACGTGTGAGCCGTGAGCGTGTCCATGATGATGTCAACGATCTGAGCGCCATCCGGCAGATAGGTCGTGACATCGACGTTGGCTGCGACAGCGGCTTGCATGGCAACGGTCTTGGAATACAGAGCGAAGCCAACATCGCGACCGGCTTGAGCTCCGCTACCAGCGGTTTGAGCGCCTTGAGCATAAGTACCCATTTGAATCTCCTAAAGGAAAACAGGGGAACCGAAGTTCCCCTTGGGTTTTAAGCGCCAGCGTTGCCGAACATCGCGCGCCATTCGGTCCAACCAGAGCCGAAGCGCATGGTAGACTTGTAGCGAACAGAGTCAGTTTCGAAGTCGCCTTCCATGGCCTTGTCCAGCTTGCGACGCCACAGAACCTTGAGGCCATCACGGGCATCGGTCTGAACGAACCAAGCGTTCGGGTTGGTCAGGCGAGAGATCGCGACAGAATCAGACAACGAACCGGCCGACTTGATCGGGTTCAGATCGTTGTTGTTGGTGCCGGAGCGCAGGACAGACTTGAGGAGAACTTCAGCCTGCATGATGTTGGACGGGTGAATGACCAACTTCTTGGCACCGAGACGAATCTTCTTGCCACGCGGATCGGTAGCGAGACGAACTTGGATCAGAGCCTGTTCCAAGGAAGTCTGCGACAGAGCAGCGGAGGTCAGAACGTTCGACTGATTGACGCCGATACTCGGGTGAGCAGCGGAGATCAGAGGAACGCCGTCGCCACCGTTGTAACCGGCAGTGAAGGCGCGGTTCAGGTGATTGGCAGTGACCGTTTCCAGGGTCTCGTCCATGGCTTGGGCGAGGTGCTTGGAGTAAGTGGAGCCGATGCGGATGTGATCGCCGTCTTCGACGAGAACCTTGGTCAGAGCGAAAGCCAGACCGTAGACGTCGTAGGTGTAACGCTTGACGTAGAGCTGACCGCCCTCGTCGTACGTGACAGCTTGACCGTCCGGCAGGATCGGGGCAGCGCCGAAGCCGAACAGAACAGCTTCTTCGTGGTAGGAACGCGGCGTACCGTTTTCCTCGGTGAAGATCTTTTTGTACTCGTCGGTACGTTGATCATAGACACCGTCGAAAGCCTGATTGAGAATCGGCTCAACGATGGAACGGAACTGCGTACTGCGCATGATGGGACCGGCCATTTTTCAGTCCTCCTTAGATGGCTACTTTGAGAGCCATGAACTGATGACGAGCCTGCTGCACCAGAACCGTTGGGAACGTGTTGGCGGTAGCGTCGTAGACGCCGTCCGAACCAAAACCGACAATACGGAACTGACCCTGACCAGCGGCGCCCTTGAGGGCAGCGTTCAGAGCTTGCGTACCACGACCAGTAGCGGTGTTCACCGTGCCAGCAACGAGGTCAGCTTGGTCGCCGATAGAGGCCTGCACGTATCCCGTACCGCCAGTGGCGACTTGGACTTCGAAGACATTGTCCGGATCATCGTAGACCCAGCAAACGATGTTGGTTGCACCAGTGACAGCACCCGGCCAGAAGTTCGACGTAGTCGGCTTGCCGGTTGCGTCGGTGTAGGTGACGCCAGCGAATTGACCGAAGGTGTCGTTGGCACCAGCGGCAGTGAGTTGGATAGTACCGTCGGTCGCCAGCGACACGAAATCGTGTTCACCGATGGCCGTCGCGTACGAGGCAAGAATCGTGTAGGCATTAGCTCGCGACTGACCCGTGGGGTGTCTGCGAAGCTGGAAGCCAAAGGGGGAGGCAACAGTAGCCATGTCTTTTCCTTAAGCGAATGTGGTTGGACGGACGCGCTTCACGATGTTGTCATAGCCTTCGACAACGCCGAGTTCACGACCGTTATTGTCTTGTCCTTCAACCGCGTTCTCGGCATTTGCCTTGAGCATTTCTTCTTCTTCCAGCGGCAGTTCGTAGTGGAAATACCGCATAATGTCCTGATACAAATCTTCAGGAATCTTGAACAGAAGCATCTCATTGCAAGCGACGCAACCTTCGAATTCCCCTTGAGTTACCTTGTATTCCGAGAAACCCGGAATTTCGGAGACCTTCACCGGCA